AATTGGCTATACAGTTGGTGAAATTGTGTATCAGGGTTCAACATATGATAAGTCGACCGCCGAAGGAACGGTTGTTGCATACAACTCTGGAACTAAAACGCTTCAAGTTAAATTGCCTTCACAAGTTTTAGCAAATGGAAGCAATATAACTGGCATTTCTTCTGCACAGACTCATACGATTGTTGCAATCACCAACAATCAAGATGGCTATCAGTGGGCAGTTAATAACACAAGTCACTATGAAGTTTCTGAAACACGATCAAGCACATTTGATCCGACATTCTCTGAGGTGAAGAAATATAGAGTAACAGCTAATTCTTATAATCACTCAACAAATTCAGTCATTGCAGTAAATACAAATACCTCATATTCAAATAGTTATACTCTTGCTGATAACACAGTGTTCACAATTGCAACCACTGTATCTCCAATTTCTTACTACGACTATGAACTTGAACTCAATGAGAATAGAAGAAGAATTGTAGTACCAAAATCATCTATCATCGGTGCTATCGAAACGCAATTTAATTCATTTATGGCACAATAATGAGAGAAGAAAATCCTAGTGGCAAGGCTGGTTCACAGCCTAGAACAGAATATGATTATTTTCTACAAGAGCTGAAGATTGTTAATGCTCTAGGTGCTAGCATTGATATTGACAATGTATTTGAAGAGATCAATATTTACGAGGACATTTTTAGTAATGTATTAAATGGTGACATTACAATCAAAGACTCTGCAAATATTATCAATCGTATGCAGATGCACGGTAATGAGTTTTTGTCTATAAGTTTTAAAACTCCGTCTCTAAACAAATACGAAAAAACATTTAGAATCTACAAAATTACAAATTTGAGCATGCGTCAAACTTCTAACGCATCATATAAACTTCATTTTTGTTCTGAAGAATTTTTCATCAATCAGCAGTATATGATATCAAAATCATTTAAAGAAAAGAAACTGTCTGATGTTGTAACTACAATTGCAAGAAACTTTTTAAGAATTTCTGAAAAGAAATTACCTGCAAATGAAATTGAAGAGTCGACTTTACTTATGTCCATTGATGATAGCCCATTGATCATCCCAAACATGAGACCACTTGAGGCAATTAATTGGGTTTCTTCTTTTGCATTGAGTAAGTTTGATTTATCCCCAGGATTCTTTTTCTATGAGACTACGAATGGGTTTACTTTTAGATCATTCAGTAATCTATTAAGTGGGCAAATTAAAAGAACAATTTACTATGCACCAAAAAACGAAAATCCGTCAGAATCACTCGCGTCAAAACATGATAAACTTGATCAATTCGAAGTTAAGCAGATGTTTGACATGCTTGAGGGGATAAACAGTGGTGCATATGGTTCTAGAATTAAGAAAATTGACTTCTTGAATAGAAAAGTAGAAAATGAGAAGTTTGTATTGAATAATAATACTTTTACCACGCTGAATCAGAATATTCCTTTTAATCTAGCAAAAAATCGATTTAATGATCCTGTCAATGGATCTTCATCATACGAACGATTCTTTCCGAAATTTCAGGGTGATTTGGTTGGACGTTGGTTGTTAGTTAGAGCATCTAGAATTGCATTGTTGACTGCCACTAAAATGCATATTGATATTCCAGGTGACAGCATGTTATCTGTGGGCGATATTGTAAAACTAAACATCCCCGAAAATGATGCAAAAGTTGATATTCAAAATATTAAACTAGATTCTATGCTATCAGGAAGATATCTAATTACTGGATTAAGACATCAACTATTAGGTGATAAATATTTTGCGCATGCACAGCTCTGCAAAGACTCTGTAATCTTCAATTTAAATTATGCGCCTCCATATAACTCAACTTGGAATTTGGTAATTAATTCATGAAACAGATAAAGAATTTCATAGGATTTGAGGGTTTCATTTGGTGGGTTGGTGTTGTTGAAGACCGCGACGATCCTGAAAAAATTGGAAGATGTAAGGTAAGGATTTTTGGTGTCCATAGCGAAGACAAGAGCCTCATCCCAACAGAAGATCTTCCTTGGGCGATTCCTGTTTATTCAATTAATAATAACGATTCATTCTCTACTCCAAAAGAGGGTGAGTATGTCATTGGATTTTTCTTAGACGGCACATTCAGTCAGGCACCTGCCATGTTAGGTGTTTTGCCAGGATTCAATAATCAAACTCCACCAGAAGGTGTGGGGTTTGGAGACATGAGGACTGCTGAGAAGATTAGAAAGTCGCCGAAAAAACCAGTCGCAATTGATTATCCAGAAGCAAGATCAGGGCACCCGACTGCAATCAGCGGAAACATTATTAATGATGGTGTTGGCGTATCAAAATTAGTCACTGATAGTATCATATTGCATTTACCATTATCATTAAATGCTCGTCCATCTTTGACAGATGATGGACAAATCATTATCGGTTATAATCATAAAATTACGCAAAGAGAATTAAACCAAGGATATATTCCACTCAGAAATGGCGAAAATGTTGCGGTTAATGGTCTGATTGGTTATGAGACTCGAATAACAAAGTCTCAAGCAAAAGTTTTATTAGATATGGATATAGTTAACACCATTGTTTCTGCACGAGACTCAATTGGCTCAACAACATGGGATTCTTTGACTGTTCCTCAAAAAGCTGGATTAGTCTTGAATGCATACCATCTTGGAACAAGAACAGACTTTGAGAAATCTGGCGTTAGATCTGCGGTGACATCGGGTGACGTAATTCGTGCTGCCCAACTTTTAAGTTCTGAGATGTTGAAATCATCCACAGGAAAATATTTAAAGAGTGAGGAAGGAATTGCGCATATCGCTGCAAGTCTATTTAAATCAATACCAAGATCTAGTATTGCCTCTACACGCGCAAACACAGCCTTGAATACAAGTCCTGTTATTGTTGCAGGCGCAGGCATTGGCGTACAAGTCCACGAATCTAATATTGCTGAAGATGAAAATGCGCTTTCATTAAAATATCCAACACCAGAAGAAATTGGTAAGTCTTCATTGAGCGATCTTGTATCATATGAAGATAAGACTCTTATTCAAAAGTTTAGAGAAAGATCTCCAGTAAGCGCAATTGGGGCGAATAATGAGTCCTGGACTGAACCAAGTCCAGCCTATTCTGCAGAATATCCACACAATAAAGTTAAAGAGACTGAGTCTGGTCACGTATTTGAGATGGACGATACGCCATATAACGAGCGCGTACATCTAGCCCATCGCTCTGGAAGTTTTATTGAATGGTATCCAAGTGGAACAAAGGTTGAGAAGGTTGTTAAAAATAATTATAAGTTAGTAATGAGCGACGATCACATTTATGTCGCTGGAAAGGTGAACGTTGTATTAGAATCAAATGCACATGTAAAGATCGTAGGTGATTGTTTCTTGCAAGTTGAGAATGATCTAAATGCTTCAGTTAGCGGAAATGTTAATTTCTCTGTCGGAGATGCCTTTAATATCAAAGCAAATACTCTCAAATTCGACATTGCGCAAACTTCAACCATTATAGCGGCAACGCATAGCACAACAGGATCTCCATTGACAATAACTGCTCCTCCACGCAGAGGAACACCTACTGCAACGCAGAAGTTTTTAGAAGCTGATAAGGTTGTCAAATTGAGCGATGATATCATTAGAGACAACAATAGGATTTTAAAGGACTATTTGGCAAATCCATACAATTTCCCAGCCACTTATAGAAATGTAAAGAGATATATTGCAACCTCTCCGAAGTCTGGTTCGGATCTAATCTATAAGAATACTGTTGGCGAAAGTCTAATTTTAATTAACGAGACTGCAAACATATCAAAGTGGTTGGACAAACAATTAGAATTAGCGGCGAATGGCTATTGGAGAGAAACTGGATTCGAGTTAACAGGAGAGATTCAGCCTTCTAATCCTAATATTCTAAGCATGTGGAGAAATTTAGGGTTTACTCTCGAATATTGGACTCAAAGCGACCAGACTGTATGGGCGATGGCATTCGTTAATTATGGTCTAAAGCAAAATGGATATCGCTATGTTCAAACTCCACATCCAAGAGATCTTGAAATTCGATTTGAAGATTATAGATTTAGTCGTGTAAAACCAGAGGATGCTCGAGCAGGAGACGTGGTTCTTTGGGCTAATGATCACGTCAACTTTGTTTATGAAAATATTAATGGAACTCTTAGATTCGTCGGTGGAGCGCAACCACCAGACTCAAGATTAGACATCGGAGACGGTCGTATTGGCGATGTATCTATTGTTGGTGATGGAGGATGCCCAATTGTTACCATTCTCCGTCCTTCCAACACATAAATAAATAACGGTTAGAGGAACCATAAATGTCAAGAACGGCTCGCGTATATTCGGATTTGGATTTAAATTTTAGTAAACATCCAATTACAAAAGATGTCTCGCTAAAATTAAACGAAAACGCAATCATTGGGTCAATTAAAAATATTGTTTTAACAAATTTTGGTGAACGACGATTTACACCCAACTTTGGAAGTAATATTCTAGCGATGATGTTCGAGCCTCTAGACGACATCACGGCATATAACATTAGAAAAGAAATTGCGACAAGCATTTCAAACTATGAGCCTAGAGTTAAATTAGACTTCATAAATGTTGTTCCCAATTTTGATAGAGATGGATTTGATGTGACTGTCAGATTTTATCTGCTTAATTCCGTCAAACCAATAACCACAAACTTATTTCTACAAAGGTTAAGATAATGGCAAATGTCGAGAGTAAACTAGTAATCTCTGAACCTGATTTCTTTTCAATCAAAACTAGTCTAAAGAACTTTTTAAAGTCTCAGGATACCTTTGTAGATTACGATTTCGAAGGTTCAACACTTTCACAACTTATTGACCTTCTAGCATATAATACGCATTATCTGTCATTTTACATGAACATGATTGCGAATGAATCATTTTTAGACACTGCAGCTCTCCGCAGTTCTGTGGTATCACACGCTAAAATGCTTGGATATACTCCCTCTTCAATTCGCTCTGCTCGAGCAAGAATTGATTTGACGTTCTCACAAACGAATAACCCAGGTGTGTCAAGTATTACATCTCTAACATTACCTAGATTTACACGATTTGCTTCATCTGCAGTCGATGGAGTAAATTACACATTTACTAATCTAGACGAAGTAACAGTAACAAAATCAAATAACGCTTTTACATTTAGCGATTTAAGTATCTATGAGGGTAATCCTGTTTCGCAAGTGTTTATGTACTCCCAACAGATAAATCCACTTCAAGAATTTAAACTACAAGATACTAACATTGACACCTCTACAATTGAAGTTATCGTACAAAATTCTTCTGTTGATTTGACACAAGTAACCTATACATTAGCAACTGATGCAACTACTGTAACATCCTCAAGCAAAGTTTTTTACCTAGATGAATTTGATGAAGGTAAGTATAAAATTTATTTTGGTGACGATATTCTAGGTGCAAAGTTATCTGATGGTAATATGGTCATTGTAAGTTATTTGATCAGCAACGGTGAAAAATCAAATAAAGCAACAAACTTTACATTGCTAGACTCTGTTGGTGGATTGTCTAGTGGATCTGTCGTAGTTGATCAAGTTGCTTCTGGTGGCGCAGCAATTGAATCTCTTGATAGAATTAAAAATCTTGCTCCAAAAACATATGCATCAAATGGTCGAGCTGTAACAAAGAATGATTACATCGCGTTGATCCAACAAAGATATCCTGCATTCGAGGCTGTCAATGTTTGGGGTGGTGAAGAAAATACTCCACCAGTTTATGGTAAAGTTTTCATTTCTGCAAAACCATCTGCGGGTTATGAAATATCACGAACTGAAAAAGATTACATCATTAACGAAATCATCAATCCAATTAGCATTCTAACAGTGACGCCTGAGTTTGTTGATCCAGATTTCAATTATCTAAACTTGAATGTTCGCGTAACTTATGATCCAACAGCAACAACATTAACACCAGGTGAGATTTCAACACTAGTTCGTACTCGCATTAATAATTATGCAAATACTTATCTTGATCAGTTTAATTCATACTTTAAGATTTCAAGATTGATGCATGAAGTTGACATGGCGCATCCATCAATAATTAGTAACGACGTTGATGTTAAAATTGAGAAACGTGTGACTCCAGTTCTTGGTGTATCTAGAAATTATGTAATCAAGTTCTTTACAGAACTAAAACGTTCAACAGGAACAGATCGCATCAGTTCAGCTCCAGCATACACTGCATATGATAATGAAGGAATTCTTCGTGAATTCTACTTCGAAGAAGTACCGCTATCATCAACAGGTGTGTCAACAGTTCAAGTCATTCTTGGTGGATCAAATTTGACTACAACTCCGAGATTAGATGTTATCGGTGACGGCATCGGCGCATCATTGAGAGCAGTTGTCACAAACGGCAAAATAACTTCTGTGATTGTAGATAAATCAGGTTCTGATTACTCAACAGCATCAATCAAAGCATATGATCAAGATGACAACTTATTAACAAATGTTGTCTTAAAACCATTGATTGAAAACACAACTGGTAAGTTAAGATCATACTACTTCGATAACAACAATATTAAGATTGTGTTTTCTGAAAATGCTGGTACAATTGACTATTTGATTGGAACGATTACACTA